CCACGACCACAAGCCTGAACAAGACTGCTTAGCATCTTATTTTCATACCAATCTGGGTCAAGCTTAAACAGAGTTTCAACTCGCTTTGATCCCAAAGGTAAGTAAGGTAGCTTCAATACAATTTGAAAGCGAGCTAACTCATCCTTAAGATCTACTCCATGAGTAAGAGACGGAGATATAAGCACTGTTGGCTTATCTGACTCTACATGCTCTTTAACAATATCTTCATTTGTCTTACCTTGCTCTCGATAAAGCATTCGATCATTATACCCATCAAATTTAGCCTTGACATATTCAGTAATCTTAAACGAGTGGGTATGAATAATACCTTTATCATTCTTATACTTGTCAACTAGCTCCTTTGTAATATTGCAAACATGAGGTAGGTTCTGTTCAAGGTTAGCATGATTGAGCTTATACTTTGTATGAACATAAATTGGAGCCTTCTTTGGATCAAACGAAGAGGGCATCTCAACATATTCATACTCTTCAATGCCAAGACTCTTAGCGAAATTAACTGGATCAATAATAGTTGCTGACATCAGAATAACTTTTTGACCATAATCAAAGATATGACTAGAAAGCTTATCAACCTTCAACGGTGAAAAGTTAACAGCAGTAGCAGACTTCTCAATAACATACTTGCAATCATTCCAATGCCCAGCAACAGTCTTAACTGAATGACATACATTATTCAACCCGCGGAGTTTGTTCTGTTGAGCATCAGTAAGCTCCTTCTTGTTGCGCTTTTCAGTTAAAGCCTTTATCTGTTCTTCAATCACAACCAACAGATTGGTAAGCCATTCAATAACTCGATTAGATACATCAGTAGCCAGCTTCTGGGTATGAACACCAAGCTGTGCTAGCCTTTCATAACTAATATCAAGTCCGAAACGCTTAACCAATTCATCCTCAAGTTCTGCAGCCTCATCACAAATCAACAGCTCTTTACGTTTCAAAACATCTGGCAGAGCCAAGAACATACTATAGTTAAGAATACCAAAATTGCTAGTAACAACTCGATTGCGAGCCTCATAATACGGACAAATACACTTTTTCCAGCAATCCTCTTTAATCTTTCCAACGACCACACAAGGAGCAATTTCAACATCCTTAGTTTCATCAATAGTACACTGGTAGTTAGACTTGCCTTTAAGGATATCAGAATCAGAAAAGAACTCTTTGTATTGGTTCTGAAGGTTCTTAGAAATAGTCAACACCATTGAACCAAAGGGTTGTTGCTTGTCAATCTCTTCTTGATTAGAGAATTCACCAGACTGATCCATTTGATAGATTGAATAGGAGTCAACCAAATGCTTAAAGTCCTTGCTACACGAGTCTGTCAAGTTAGCAACAGTACGAGAAATATAAGACTTTCCTGAGCCTGTTGGTGCGCATAAGATAAGAAACTTTTTATCACCTCGAAGAAACTTTTCAATCTTCTTTAACACAGCAGCCTGCTGTTCACGAGGGGTGTGGTTACTTGGAAATGCCGATAGGATGTCTTTCTGTTTCACTACGTTGAGTATAGTGTCACGTAAAATGAAAAGCAAGCTTATTGTTTATATATTTGGACTTATATAGTTTATAGTATTCGTCTACCTTAATTTTCAGAGTAATATCATCAGTCAAAAGCTCAACTTTATAGTCGAATAAAAACCCTGTAGCGGTTTCGATTATTTTAAACGGTAGAGGAATTTCCAAATACTTATTCTTGTTATTAGAATTAATACAAAACACTAAGTAATATTCTTTTGGAGCAAATAAAATAAACTTTCCTGTACGCAACACTTTCTCATTAAAAAGTATTTGAATATTTTTTTGAAAGTGCTTCTGTAATTTTTGCTCAAGTACAAGACTATCTGTCACAAATAATAATTACTCTATACCCGCATAAAGTCAATTTTCTGCTTCTCTGTCATGAAGGCTAACTTCTCATTATAATATTGCCAAAACTCATCATTTGCCTTTATTGTGGCTACAACCTGACAGGCTGCTACATTTATTTGTCTGTAATCCTGTTCAAATATATCCCAAGTAACAACTAATCCTTTTAATTCTGGACTATAATCTAGTTGCTGGTGAGGTGGTCGGTAGTTAAGAGCAACTCTTCCTTTAGTACTGTTTAATAAAGAATAACTGTTGGTGCAAAGCATTCTTCTAAAAAGAGGTTCGCCAGGCTGTGGTCTACGCCTGGCAAATTTAAGTTCAACTACGTTTTGCTGTAAGAGAAGTTTTAACTGATTTAGACTTACTTTCACCTAATTATTTATTAACTCACAGTAACTGCTGGCTGTTTTGCTCTAGAGCAAACACCGAAAATACGAGTCTCATCCAAGAAGATAGACTGCTTAATCTTTCCAAGACCTTTAACAACAACGTTTGAGACAGGAATACCTTTATCATTTGGAAAACAAACGAAATCATCCACCTTAACGTTTTTACAATCAGGACCAGCAAGAATAATTTGACCGATTCTCCAGGCTGCCTTGGTATGATCGATTGGTACTAGAATACCATTTCTCATGACTGTTTGATTGCTATCAGGGGTATCGACATAGCGAACTAGAATAATATTATCAAGAACCTTATCGAGCTCAAAATCATCAATAAGAGTAAAAGTATCACTAGCGTGCTTTTCAAAGTTCAATGCACTAGTCTTTTGCATATGAACTGGAACTGGGACGTTAGTAGGAAGTGTTGGTACCATATTTGTATATACAAGTTTTTACTTATTTTTCAATGGCGTACTTTTCCCTTGGGTATGAATTTTTATAATGATCTAACCCAGAATTGTAAATCTCTTTTCTTTTTATTGTGTCTTGAATATCAAACAACCAATACTCGCAATACAACCTATCTATCTTTTCCACCTTTAATTCTTTTAACCGGTTTATATGTTTAGAATTAGCCCACCAAAAATTACCTGAGTAATGTGGTTTACCAGGCAAGTAATTTACTCCGCACACATCGTGGTTATCTAGAGCCTCTAAACACTTCTCATGTTTTTCAATTAAAAAATACTCCATAAGATTAACCCAATCCTGGATATTTTTGCTGTTTGGTTTTGTAACTCCTTTGCTGTGAATATAAAGAATCTTACCAGAATTGTTCTTACAATAATTCTGTACCATCTTTAAAGTATCAGCCTCTGTTTCTTCATTAGGTTTTAAATAAGTTTCTACTTTGTGATAAAAACTTAAATCCTGTTTGAGCTTTTCTTTTTCTGGCCCTACTAAGATTACATTAATTTTATCAACCTTTTGAATTAAGGAGCTCGAAGAAATTTTATTGTAGGTGTTAACGAATCTATTCAAGCAATCGTTAACACAATACATATGATAGAATATTTGAATATTACTCATGCTCTTTATACATCTTAATCTCTCTTTGCGAAAGTTCAAGATTGCGAGCCAGCATTTCTATGTTCTCATCTTCTTTAGTCTTTTCTTTCTTTACCTTTTTAAGGTATTCGATCTTCTTATATCGCATACGAGGTATAACATTAATAAGAAACTTATTTTGCTCATCCTTAGATAAACACATCCAATACCGATTAGATGTTTCATTGACAATAGTAGCAACTTCACCACTGTGCATGCTCAACCACCTATTAATAAGAAAAAACTGATACTCCCGCTCTTCTTCAACAGAAATATCAGTCTTCTTTTTTAACGTAGTAATATTAGTGATAATATTAAAAATCGTCATTAGATAACCTTGCTAGTAGCAATAAAGATATCATCAGTCATCTTGTAGAAAGTCTCAACAACTCTCTTCATGAAGTCATTAGCCTGTTCATGAGTCAAGTTAGTAGAGAACGCAAAGGCAGGAGCTTTCTTACCAGCAGTAATATTAACAGCAGTATGACCAAGAGCAGCACCATTAACCAAGTGAGTAATACTAACACTAGCTTTACCTTTGGGTTGAATAATACCATGCTGGTTATGCTCAGCATGCACAATCAAGTCATCCCCATCAACCTCAATAGGTTTATTGATAATAGCGTTGAGGATATTAGCAATCTGAGTATTAAAAAGACGCTGAAATGAAACAGCACCAAAAGCATCGATGTTAGGGATCTCCCAACAGAAGTTAATTGCGTCATCGCTATAAATGTAATCGTTATTAAGAATATCTTCAGTATCAATCATACCTTCAGCCTCGACATGCATCGGAGCACGAAAAGCAACAATGTTACCAATAGGCAAGGTTCGGT